GTTTCCCAGTCACGATCGAGAGGAGCTGCTAGCGTTGCCCCACTTCAGCACCTCTCCTTCGTATGAGTCATTGGAGTACGCAGTATCCCTAGTTTCAACTTTTAGGTAGATGCCGTCTAATATGTACGGATCTCCTGGTATCGTAGGTGTGTTAGAAATATCTCCGTAATCGATACCGCTGGTATCACCGCTAAAGGTTACAGTATTTGCAACACCAGAGAATGTAACATCTCCAGATACATCTAAAGAGCTGGTGTTCAAGTCTACTGCAGGAGCTTGTACAGTGTTACTCATCTGCATATCTAGAACCTCAACTGGAGTGCCTGCATTTTCTAGATACACTTGCAACCTTCCATATGCAGAGTTCTTACCAGACGTATTGTTCAGGTCGTCCTCAGTAATCTTTAAGTAGCTGCCATACAGCCCGATAGATGCAGAATGTGTGTCTAACTCTAGTGTGCCAGCATTGTCTCGATCTGCATCGGTATTATCTTTAATATGTACGAGCTTAGTAGTGCCAGTGCTACCCGAAGATATATCGGGTTTGACAAAACTTAGAAGATTCGTATTGTCATCAAGAATGGCTTGAAGAGCTGTAATAGTAGCTGATTGGGTTGCTCCTAATGCTGTACCATTTTCATCTGTGAATGTAGTATGTGCAATATTGTAGAATCTGTAGTAGTCAGGGCCATTAGTTATACTTCCAACTACTACATTAATGTTAACGCTTGAACCAGAGGTAGCTTCAGCAGTTAGCGTTAACTGATTGTTTACCGCTTTTGGCTGTATCTGATCGCTACTGTCAAATACAGTAGACCCATTTGATTTATATACTTTAATTGCCATTATCTCGGTCCATATTGAATTCTCCAATCCGACCCAACGAACTCTCCCAGATTTCCTACAATTTGACCTCCGTAGAAAAACCGAATACTTAGCTCTTCAATATCAGAAACATATAGAGGTTCCTGTTCAGCTTCTTCGAACATCACTAATACGTCTAATTCACCAGCTTGAGTTTGAGCAGGACCAGCTAAATTAAAGGGGTCCAGGCTAATGTTCAGACCAGCTTCTGTAATATCAGTAAATGCAATACCGTCTAAGTTGTCTGAGGGTATCCACGATTGGCTGTTAGAGTTAATGAAGCCTGGATTGTCGAAGTTCAAGGCATAAGCTCCAGTCATAATTTCATAGTAGGTTGTAGTGCCGCCAACTGTTCGACCTACTTCAATGCCAAATATTAAATACCCACTCCCATCTCCTGCTAAATTGGCCCCAAAATCAGCACCTTTGATTCTAAACTGTCCTGGTCCAGCAGTACCGAATCCTGTAGCAATCTCTAATTCAGGACCATCAGTAAAAATGATTCGGTCGACTGAACTACTAATAGTATATGCTACAGTAGCCCCACTAGTATTGGTTTCTGTAACAGCAGTTCCATTACTCGCATTTACATTCCAATAGCGCAGGGTTCCAGCTGTCACCCCGAAGTTTCCGGCAATTAAAGATATAATATCTGAACCCTCCAAAACACTAAAGTCGTTCGTATAAATAAACTGAGAGGCGCCATCCGCTAAGTCATAAATAAAGCCATTGAGACCTAGTACTATTAACAGATCGGCAATCCCAACATTACCGTCGCCGTTTACATCCGCAGGGACACCACCGTCAGCAACCGAACCTCCATAACTTACGATAGTTCCTGCACCTGAGTCTATGTTTTGGTTTACTAGACTTAATGTAAGAGCGCCAAACAACTCTTCTACAGTTATCTTTTTAGATTCTGTTGCAGAATCCCGCTGAAGGAGTAAATAGTGACTATCTAGTTCGCTCTCTATTTGTCCTAGTGTCGTATCACCAGCATCAGCTGCATAGGTTGCAAAATCCTTTACCTTAAATAACTCCGGTATTCTATAGTCTAAAACAACTTCGCTATGATTTGCAGCTGTTCCCCAAGCACCACTGTCGGTATTGTACGCATACATTCTATGCAAACTGCTAACGCTCTTAACCAATGACAAGTAGCCATCGACCTGCAAAGAAGCGTTACTCCACGTCGACCAATCCGATGTTGAGCCAAATATGCCAACACCCTTGATTTGACTATCAGTAGTGTTAAGGCCTGCAGAGATATCTATTACAGGATCACTGTCGCTTATGTTTCTGAGTAAATCAGCTACTAATATTGGCATCCTCTTTCACGATTAAGTAGTCCATAGCTGCAAGCAGAACATTAGGCTCAATCGTCAAAGTGCCATCATCAATAAGAGTGACTTTCTTCAAACGGATTTTCTGTTCCGTATTTAAAAGCTCTTCTACTTGATCACGAAATGCAGCAGCATCCTCTTCACTTACTTCTGGTTCTCCCTTTGCATCTGTAGATGCCTTGGTTTTTAGAACTGCGATGTGAATCTCTCGCTGCTCTTCAAATAGCTCTACTACAGGCTTAAGCTTTGAGATATTCTGAGCTAGCATCCAACTTGTTTTAAGTGGAAGCGTGTGAGTGCTGATTTGCTGAAAAGCACGGAAAACGTTGATACATTCTTTGAGTAACATGAATACTATTCTTTGGTATGCTAATATACATTAACCTATAATTACTACATCTACATCTGTGCCGACAACGCCCGCACCGAAATGGATAGTTGTTATTAGAGCTGAAGTACCTACGTATTTAACAAACACTACTTCTTCTGAACTAGCAACTCTGCACTGCACTAAAACATCTGTAGTATTAAGGTTGTGAGTTATAGCATTGGTTGCCGCTGCTGTAACTGTTGTCGTAAACTTCTCTGCAATCTTATTCTGAGTCGAATCTGCGTGATCTTTATTGTGGACTGTCCAGTAATCTTCACTTATGTCATAAAGCAGGGTAGGGCTCGCAGTTGCGTCATGATTTTGATTGAATGCTTCAATACCAACGTCAGAAGCAGCAACAGTTGCGTCACTAATGTCTGTAGCATCCGTGTCAGTGATGCCAAGAGTGATTATCGTGTCTTTTACATAAACATTTTCTTGCTGAAGATTCACAACTGTACCCGCACCAAGAACTGTAAAGTCTCCTTTTACAAGCAAGTCACCAGTAGTCAGCTTACCTCTATCCGTAGAGCCTGAGGGAGTGAAGGTAAGATCAGCGCTATCAATTAATACACCGGTGGTGGTGCCACCGGTTCCCGTTGCAGTCAGAAGCACTTTATGCGCAGAATTGGGGGCTTCTCCAACACTAACGCTGGTGAAACTCTCTGACGTTAGGTATGTTCCGCTAAGATCAGGTATGTCACTTGCTACGAGGTCTCCACCTGCAGTAACCAAACCTTTAGCATCAAACGTTATCTTGGTCTTTGTAGCACCTGCGATAGCACCATTGGCTGTGACTTTGCCATCAATTTGTCCCTGTATAGCTGAGGTGACTCCGTCTAAATACCCGAGCTCTGTGGATGTAACATCAGAAACACCAACTTTACCTGATGCATCAGAAACCAGTGCTAAACTGACTCCAAGATCGTCACTAACGATAGTTGTGGCACCACCAGTTATTGTGGCTTGCTTAGCATTAATCTGTGCTTGAATGCCGCTAGTTACTCCGTCTAAATATCCAAGTTCTGTAGCAGTAACGGCTGAAACAGCTACTTTTCCAGAGCTGTCAGAAACCAATGCAAGTGATACTCCCAGGTCGTCGCTAACAATGGTTGTTGCGCCTCCCGTGATAGTTGCTTGCTTAGTATCAATCTGCGCTTGGATACCACTAGTCACCCCATCCAAATACCCCAACTCTGTGGCTGTGACAGCAGACACGGCTACCTTTCCAGAAGAATCGGAGACCAACGCCAAACTAACTGCTAAGTCATCAGACACTATAGTAGTAGCACCTCCAGTAATAGTTGCCTGTTTAGTGTCGATTTGTGCTTGAATACCACTTGTAACACCATCTAAGTAACCAATCTCAGTCGCTGTAACGTCAGATACTGCAACTTTACCGTCAACATTTGAAACCAACGCTCTGTTAGTGGTCAAGTCATCACTAACAATAGTGGTTGCTGCACCTGTGATACTCGACTGGAAACCAGAAAGCAATGGTGGAGTGTAAGTGAATTCACCAGCATCATCATACGTAAGAGCGCCGCCACCAGAAGCAGAATTGGAAGTAACACTAAAGTCTGTAAGAGTAATACCTCCACCACCTACACCAGTATCGCCTATATAGGTGTAACCAGCTACATATACTTTATCCGTACCAGTAATAAGGGATGATGTACCTGTAAAAGCTACTGACTGATCATATGAAGTTGAGCCAGAGTCCGTTGATTCTTCGTTGGTCCAATAGACCACACCTGCTTCGTAGTCAAAAAACCAGTCTGCATTTGGGTTTGAGCCAAAAATAATTTCTTGGACACCGTTAGCTGCCATAGTAGAAGTCTGACCATTCCAACTGGAGCCTCCTACATAAACTTTAACTGCATAGTTACCTCCAAAAGACGGCCCAATCCAGTTGTTGACTCCAGTATCCCATGCACGTTTGAATCCCGACACACCAGGCATATCTGCTGATGTACCTAGTCCTGTACACAGCTTTGGCGCTATAATGTTACCTGTTGTGTCAAAATCAGAATCACTACCGCCTTTTGCATATACACCTACCTGAGCAGTAGAACCTGTAGTAGTGGGAGTATTGAACGGAATGTTGGTTGCCGTTGCCTCTTTCCAAACATGACTTGGCTGTACTGCCGTAAAGCTAGTTAACGGCTCTCCGTCGGGACCTTTAGTTTCACTTGTTCCAGTTTTTGAAACACCATAAGCTACTTTCTTAAGCAGCAGGTCAACTTTCTCTTCACCTGTAAATGCAGACATTAGTTGTAAATATTAAGAAGATGCAAGTCCGAGTTCCTGTACATACCCATTTTGAGGCAGTATGACTCGGACATAAATTTTATTGTTAGTACCCTGGCTCCATGTTGCTTGGCCTGCAGTTAGTTTAATTGACTGAGAAGAAGTCGATGTCTTAGACAAGTTACCTCCTGTAGTAACACCGCCGTTGTTTGGAACCGGAGATCCTGTAGCAGCTTGTGAGCAATCTAACCATCCATTTGTGGAGGAGTTAGCGCTCTGTAGAGAGTTAGTAGCACCTGAGTCAAACATTTTGACCAAAACTTTACCAGTAGATGCTAAGGAGCCTTTAAACTTCAAGTAGACAAACTGCAATCCAGTGGTAGTACATGTAAACTCATAAGTAGCAAACTGTTTGTCACTACTTGTTCTCGTGCTAAAGTTTGCAGCATTACCAGCAAATTGATAGGTACTTGCAGTGTAGTTTGTCAGCTCATGACGTAATCGAATCTCTGAACCATTGGCAACAGTAATTGCATCTTTATCGTTAATGTCAAGGGAACCCGCGCCGTTACCATACTGCTCTGACCATGTATTAAAAGGGCTCCCTCGATCGTGACTGGGAAAC